GAGGGATGGCTGTTTATGCTACTCTTGAAACTTGCGCGGCAGCATCAATCACCCGGCTGGCATCAAGATAGCTCTGAAGATGCAATTGCTTACGCTGCTCTGATGGCAGAGGCATGGCAAAACTCTGAAGAAGATGATATAGAGATTGTGTTTACGTTCTCTCCCGACGACTTTGATGAGTAGCTATGGCCCTTATTCCACTCTCTATACCGCCCGGAGTGTATCGTAGCGGCACTGAACTCCAGTCCGCAGGGCGCTGGTATGACGCTAACCTTGTCCGCTGGACAGAAGGTTCAATGGAGCCTGTTGGCGGGTGGGAAAAGCGCAACATCGCCGCACTGACGGGCAAGGCGCGTTCGCTTCTAACGTGGAAGACCAACGGAAACGTGCGTCTGATGGCGATTGGAACGCCATCCAAGCTGTATGCTGTTACTCAATCAAATGTTCTGGTAGATATTACGCCTGTTGGATTTACAGCGGGTTCTGACGATGCTTCTACGGGCGCTGGCTACGGGATTGGCACTTATAGTGGTGGCTTTTACGGCACACCTCGTCCTGACACTGGTTCTGTAACGCCTGCAACAACATGGTCGCTCGACACTTGGGGCGAGTATCTTGTTGGATGTTCGACTTCGGACGGCAAGCTATACGAATGGCAACTCGACTATTCTACGCCGACCAAGGCCGCTGTCATCACCAACGCACCCATCAACAACATCGGCTGTCTTGTCACCGCCGAGCGTTCGCTGTTTGCGCTTGGCGCTTCAGGCGATGGCCGTAAGGTTGCTTGGTCCGACCTTGAAGACAACACCATCTGGACCCCATCATCTACCAATTTGGCGGGAAGCATTATCCTTCAGACATCAGGCCGGATTATCACCGCCAAACGCGTTCGCGGCCAGAACCTTATCCTGACAGACATCGACGCGCACGTTCTAACATATGTTGGACAGCCGTTCGTCTACTCGGCGGAAATTGCTGGCCGTGCGTGCGGCGTGGCTTCTGCTAATTCTGTGGCTGTTCTCGACAACATGGCTGTCTGGATGGGGCAGAAGGGCTTCCACGTTTACGATGGTTATGTAAAGCCACTTCCCTGTGACGTTTACGACTACGTTTTCAACAACATCAACACGAACCAAATCTCTAAGGTATATGCCGTGAACAACGCGCAATACAACGAGGTGTGGTGGTTCTATCCGTCTGCTGGTTCTAACGAGAACGACAGCTACGTCTCGTGGGATTATGTTGAGAACCATTGGTCGATCGGCACGCTTGCCCGCACGGCAGGCACAGACCGCAGCGTATTCCGCAACCCAATCATGATTGGCACGGATGGCTTCATCTACGACCACGAAGTTGGCCTGAACTACTCTGGCGCATCTCCCTATGTGGAAAGCGGCCCCGTGCAGATCGGCAACGGCGACAACGTGATGTATGTTAATGAGCTAATCCCTGACGAGCGCAATCAGGGTAGCGTTACTATCACTTTCAAGACACGCTACTACCCGAACGACGACGAAACGTCCTATGGGCCTTACAGCCTTACACAGCCCACATCGCTGCGGTTTAATGGTCGTCAGGTAAAGATGCGTATTACAACGTCTGCAACGCCTACAGACTGGCGTGTAGGGACGCAGAGGATTAACGCTGTGGCTGGGGGCCGTAGGTGACACTCAAGCTACCGCCGCCTCCCGGCTCATATAACCCTGCGTATGAGGCGCAACGTAACCGCCTTATCGAGCTTTATTCGGCCACCCTTTACGAAAAGGGGCAGGACGTAGGTGTTTACCAGCCTGCCAAGCTGATTGTCTCGGATGCCTCTTTCATTACCACTGACAGCCACACGCCCGCTGAGGGTTCTTTGTCGTGGAATACAAATGACGGCACGCTCGACATTGGCATGGAATACGGCGTTATCCAGCAGGTCGGCCAAGAGGTTTACGCCCGCGTAGAGAACATGACCGGCGTAACGCTGCCAAACGGAACTGTTGTCGGCTTCTCTGGAGTGGGTGCTAACAACGTCCTGTCGGTGTCAAAGTATCTGGCTGACGGCTCCACGCCTACGCTCTACATTCTCGGCGTGCTTACCCACGAACTACCTGACAGTGGCGAAGTTGGTTACTGCACCACATTCGGCCACGTTCGCGGCATCAACACGAGTGCATTTAGCGTTGGTGATGTTCTCTACGCATCACCGACTACGGCTGGCGCATTTACCAACGTCAAGCCAACTGCGCCCGACAACGTGGTTCCCGTTGCTGCTGTCCTCAAGGTTGGGACTACGGATGGTGAGATATTCGTCCGCCCAGCCATTGAGCAGCAATACTACAACGGCCAGTTTACCAAGAACACGACAATCACCCCGGCAGCCGCCAATACGGCATATGCGCTTGCGTGGGACACGACAGTTATCACCGAGGGGATTACCCTCACAGGAAGCCCTACAACGCGCCTGACAGTGGCCCACAGCGGCCTCTACAACTTTGCTGCACGCATTCAGTTCTCGTCTGCAAACGCTAACGCAAAAGCGGCGTGGATGTGGCTGAAGAAGAACGGCACGACAAACATTGGTTCAAGCACGGCTGTAGGTTCGCTTAAAGATAGCGGTGGCTACACGGTTCTGGCTATCAATGACTTCGTGTCGCTGGCTGCGGGTGACTATGTGGAACTATTCTGGGCGGTGGATGACACTGGCTTGCAACCAACTAACGTAGCGGCCACAGCTTTTGCTCCATCTGCTCCGACAGCCCATGTGGCGGTTACTCAGGTTCAGCAATGATACCAGTTTACGAACAGTTTCATGCGCGCCGTAGGTATATCGAAGACGCATTAGAATACACCAAAGGCACGCATACACTGGATGATATTTGGAATGGCGTAGTTAGAGGTGACTTTCAGTTTTGGCCCGGTGACAAGTCGGCAGTCATAACTGAGATACAGATATATCCCCAGACCAAGGTAATGCACATATTCCTTGCTGGTGGAGACTTAGAAGAGCTTCTCGAAATGGAGAAGTCTGTAAGAGCGTATGCTAAAACTATTGGCTGTAATTCTATGTCAATATCTGGTAGACGGGGTTGGGTAAGGATTTTCGAGCGAGATGGGTGGAAAGAAGTATGCACCACCATCGCTAAGGAGCTTTAAGTATGTCTAAGGGCGGTCAGACTGCGACACAGCAGACAACGCAGCAGCTAAATCCATTTGTTCAGGACTTGATGACCCGTGGGTTCTCCGCTGCACAGAATGTAGCGTCGATCCCGTATCAGGCTTACATGGGGCCTCGGATTGCTCAGTTCCGCCCTCAGGAGCAGCAAGCCTTCCAGATGGCAGAGCAGGCCGCTACGAGCCGCATTGGCCAGCCACAGCTTGCACAGGCACTTACAGCCGCACAGCAGGCCGCTGGTTACTCTCCCGCCCAGTTCCAGCAAAACGTTCAAGGCTTCATGTCTCCGTATCAGGAGAGCGTTGTAGATGCCACAATGCGCCGCTTGGCCCAGTCTCGTGCAGAGCGTGACGCAGAAACTCGCGCCCGCCTTGCTTCATCCCGTGCATTCGGTAACGAGCGCCGTGGAGTTTACGAAGCCCAGTTGGCAGCAGAGCAGGATTTGAACACGCAGCAGACGCTGGCTAACCTGTATCAGCAGGGCTACGGACAGGCCGCTGGCTTGGCCTCGCAGCTTCCGACACAACAGCTTGCTGGAGCCGCTCAGTTGGCTGGCTTGAGCAACCAGATGATCTCGCAAGAGCAGGCTCGTCAGCAGATGCTCATGGGTGCAGGCCAACAGCAACGTCAGATGGCCCAGCAGAACCTTGACCTGGCTTATCAGGACTTCCTCGCACAGCGTGGCTACCCGGTTGAGCAGCTTAAAATCCTGCAATCTGGTATCGCTGGCGTTCCGGCTACGACATCTTCGACCACAACGTCTACTGCACCTGGTCAGGGCTTCCTTGGCACGGCTGGTGACATTCTTGGCGTTGCTGGTGCAGCGAAATCCCTGTTCAGCAGCGATGCAAGCAAGCTGAACCTCCTCAAGAGCATTCTGGGGTAAGACATGAGCCTAGAAGATTATTTTAAGCGCAAAGGGCCTACGACCCTTATCTCGGACACCATGCCACCTGCTGGTGCGGCTGCTGCCACGCCTGCCACGGATAGCAGACCAGACCTTACCAATCGCTTGCTGCAGATTATGAGTGGGCAACTTGGTGGAACGCTCTCCAGCGGTGACAAACTGTCGGCTCTTGGCGCTCTTCTGAAGTCCGTATCTCGCGGCAGTCAGACCAGCCCACAGGATGTTGTTCGCGGCATCCAACAGCAGAAATTGGCTGAAGTTCAGGGCGCTCTGCAAATCCAAGAGCTTCGCAAAGCTGCTGCTGAAAAGGCTCAGCGTGAGGCATTCGTTACGCAAGCAGCTTCTCGGATTACTGATCCTGCTGAAAAAGACTTCTTCATGTCCCTGACTGACAAGGGGAAAGAAGAGTATCTTATTAAGAAGATGTCTCCTCGTGATTATGGCGCTACTACGGCAGAGCGTGAGGCTGTTAGCCTTGGCCTAACTCCCGGCACACCTGCATTTAATGCGTATATCACTCAACGATATGGACAGCCGCAATTTATTCAAACGCCACAAGGAACTGCCCAAGTTCCGGGCATGGGTATTTCTTATCAAGAATATACAGACCCAGATACTCAAGAAGCCAAGCGAGCAATCGTTATCGGCGGCAAAGCCTACCCTATCTAGGATTTAAAAATGGCAGAAATTACCGATCCGCGCATTCTTCAGCAGCTCAACCTTGGCGGCAATCGTGCTGGCGGGCCATCAATTGTTATCGGCAAGCCTGAGGATAAGCCAACTCCACGCACACCAACTCAGGAATATAATGAGAGGCTTGAGCGTCAAAAGTTCGCTTTTGATCTGACAAAGGGGTATAAAAAAGACCCCGCTATTGCTGAATATGAGGTTGCTCTTCCAGCTCTTGTGGCCGTTATGGACGCAAAAACTGGCGCAGACGACCTTGCGCTAACCTATGCCGCTGCAAAGATTTGGGACCCCGGTTCAGTCGTTCGTGGCGAGGAGCAAAATGCGGTCAGCGAGGCTATTGAAAACACTCGCCAGCGAATGCTTCAGTCGTTTTCCCGTGAACTTTGGGATGGCGCAAAGTTTTCGCCAGAAGGCCGCAGGAAACTATTTGCTACGCTGCGCAATAAATTAGAAGCGCAAAAAGTCGCGTATAATGCTGCCCGTAATGATTATACGAAGCGGGCTAAAGCAGCTGATGTGCCTGTAGATCAGGTTATCGGCGATAGCTTTACAAATCTTTATGCGCCGCAACTCAAAGAGTTTAATGCGCAATTTGATGGGAAAGCAGACCCATCGAAGGCCACTACTAAAGTCACGCCTTCTGGTGGAACCGCGCAAGGAACAGACATCGAGGGATACCGCTTCTCACCGCAGGGCGCGGCAGAGATCATTTCGTATATCCAAAGCCCCGGTTTCACAAAAGAGGGCTATGCTGACGTTGTTTCTAAAGTTGCTGTTCGTGAGGGCATTGCGACTACTGAAAATGTAGGTCCATATCGCGCAGATGCGTTAAATGAAGGCGCTCGACTTGCAAAGCTGAACAATCAAACTCGATCTGCAATTAGTGGTTTCGACTACAGCAAGGTTGACGCATCAGCGACTAAGAACGTTGGCCTTTTGGATGCCGCCGCACAGGCTGTTAAGAACGTCCCTGCATCAGCTTACAACTTGATGGCTGGCATTGCTGCGTTGCCAATTGACGCTGTGCGTAGTGCTGTCTCTATGACCCCTCAGGGGACGACAAAGACAACCATTGATTTGGTTCGTGACCTCGCGTCTGCTGCTGGCATGGGCGACGCCGACGGAAAAACGCTTCAGGCTGTTTCTGATGCCCTTGGCGAGCGTTACGGCGGCCTTGATAACATCAAGCGCACGATGATTACCGATCCTGTTGGGTTTGCTGGGGACCTCAGCCTTATCACTGGGGCTGCTGGTTTCGGCATGAAGGTATCTGGCCTTACTCGTCCGGCTGAAATCACTTCTGCTATTTCGACTAAACTTGATCCGCTCTCCCTTATCGTTGAAACCGCTCGCGGGACGGCTCCCTCAGTTCGTGAAGCTATTCGCCGTCGCGTTCCTGCGACACCTGCCGCCGGTCAATTTGCAAGTGATGCCACAGCATCGCTGGCCGGGTTCCCTTCCGGCGTTGGCGGAGAAACTATATCGACGCTTTTCCAAGCTGGTAAAACTCGCCCATTCGGCGCTGAGCCTACTCAACCTTATGAGGCGGCGACTGCTGGATTGCGTGAACCTGAAAGCGTCACCCGCAGGACAGTAGACCTTGCCACGCAGAGCGTCCGTAATCTTCGTAGCCTCGCTTCTCAGCAATACAAAAAGGCTCGTCAAGAGTTTGGCTCGCAAGCGCAGCCTGTTAATTTTGACGATATTCGCCAGACAATTCAGGATTTGCGTCCTGAGAATTATGGCACTTATTCGCGTAAGAATATGCCGACAAGCCATCGCGCTTGGGAAACTATGCGCGATATGGTTGAGGATTACTCCGCTTCAATTCAGAAAAATCCTGCAAAGGCTGAACCTCTCGCCATCGACCAGTTTAAGAAAGACCTTTATGAGCGCGGCTCAAAGGTTGCTGGCAAGTTTGATACGGATAGCGCCCGTATTGCACGGGATGCCTACCAAGGTGTCCGCCAGAAGCTGGTAGAGGCCGATCCTCTATACGACCAGATGATGAAAGATTACGAGGCGGCTCAGGATGAGCTTTTCCAATTGGAAAGCACATTCAGCCTCGGCGGAAAGCAGGTTCGCAGTGACACAGCAAACCGCAAGTTGCTTTCAATTATGCGGAATGACGCAAACACTAATTATGGCGAGCGTGTTTCTCGCGGTATGCGTTTGGCGCAACTCGACCCAACTGGTCAGTTGATGCCTCTTCTTGCTGGGCAGATGGCATCTTCTGTCACTCCACGCGGTTTAGGTGGTGTTGCTCTTGGTGGCACTTATGCTGCTGGTGGAGCTTTCGGGCTTCCTCTTTCCCCAGCAGCACTTCTTACGCTTCCGGCAATGTCACCTCGCGTGGTTGGTGAGACCGCTCTTGCTGCTGGCCGTGTGGCCGGGAGCCTTCCTTCACTTTCCCGCATGGTTGAGGCGTATTCAAAAAGCCCTGCATTGCGAGCGTCGGCCCTTGCTGGTGCGCAATATGGCTCTGGAATGCAAAACGTGGAGCAGGATTTGATTAACGCTGACCTGAGTGCAATACTTGGCCCATATGGTGGACGCTAATGGATAAAAACATCGTAAACTTTGCCCTTCAGGAAGCTGATCGGCAAGGCGTTCCCCGCGAATACATCAAAGCTATCATCATGAATGAAAGCTCTGGTGGTTTGAATATTGGTCGCTCTAAGGCTGGGGCTATTGGCCCAATGCAGCTTATGCCTGCAACTGCGAAGGAGCAGGGCGTAAACATCAACGACTGGAAAGATAATATCCGTGGCGGCGTGATGTATTTCAAAAAGCTGTTTAACCAGTTTGATGGTGACGCAATCCTAGCTGCTGCTGCATACAATGCTGGCCCCGGAAATGTCCGTAAATATGGCGGCATCCCTCCCTTCAAGGAGACGAGGGATTATGTCCGCAAATTTGAGGCGGCGATTAAGCCAATCACAAAGCCGATAACCGATGTTGCGAAGCCAATTGCTCGCTCAGAGCCGGGCAAGCCTCTCACGCTTAAACTGCAAGAGCCTACGCCGTTTGACGTAGAAGCTGAGACAGAAAGCAACTTCGCGTCGCTGTTGTCAAAAATTGGCATGGTCGGAAAGCGCAAGCGCCAGACGAAGAAGACCCCCGGCATTCTTGATGGATTGTTCTAATGGCTAAAAAGCCCATTCGCATTGCTGACGTTTTTGGCTTTGGCGCGGCTCCACGCCGTGACTTGACGCAAGGCCTGCGCCGTGAGGTTAATCGGCCAACAGTTGCAACTGGCGCTCTTCGTCCAGCATATCGCCCAATATCTCAAAAGATTGCTGAATTTGTAACGCCCAACACTAAGGCGGGCGTAGATGTCTCTCGTAAAATCCAAGGCATTCTTGATTTTGCAACAGGTCTTGGCTCTGAGGAAAATCTAGTTCAGTCTCGTGGGGCATTTCAGCGCGGAGAATATGGGGATGCCGCAAAACTAGGTATTCTGGCTGCATTGGGCGCTATTCCCGGAGGCAGAATTGGGTCAAAGATTGATGATGTTATCAGATACGCAGAGCAAAATGGCGTTAAGTTATCTATTTCAAATCGGCCTAACTCTGTCTCATTAAATCTTATTGAAGTTCCAAAGCCTAAAAGGTCTTCTGGTATTGGAACTGATATTATGACGCGCCTGTCAGAGGCAGCAGATGCAGAGGGTAAAGTTATTACCCTTACTCCAGATATTAGTTTTGGCGCATCTTCCACTAATCGACTGTCTGATTTTTATAAGCGTTTTGGTTTTGTTCAAAACAAAGGAAAAAATAAAGACTTTACAATAAGTGATAGTATGTATCGCTTGCCATCTGAGGGTCAGTAGCATGGCTAAAAAGGCTTCCAAAGAAACTCCATGGACACCGCAGCAGCGCAAGAAGCGCCGCCATCAACCCGCTGGTCTACGTCATCGTAAGAAGCTGGGGCCTAAGTCTCACTTGCGGTAATGGGGCAGTGATGCAGATCCCGATACACCACCGCCCCGGCACGTTGGATGTTGGAACCCCCGAAACAACATCCTACTGACATATACTGTAAAGCCAGTTTGGTTGTCGGGATGGGACAAAAATAAATCACAAAAGAAAAGGGCCGGACAGTCCCCCAACGGTGTCCGACCCTTTCCCCAACAACGAGAGGATGCTTGTGTGGCAAGCCTCGCGAATTTACACAATCCCTATTCGTCGTCAATAGTATTTAAGGGTGTATCTGGCGGCAATTCCTCTGGAAGCCGCGCATAGTCCTCACCCGCGTTAACGAGATCGCGGAGAGCGGATTGAACCAACTCTCCCCTATCCCACTGCCCTGACAAAATACCGCGATACACAACAGAGCCCTCTAAATAGGCTTTTGCGACTTTCTCACGGGCTTCTTGTAGGGCTGCCATATCAATCTCCGTCAAAATGGAACCTCGTCTGACAGGTCGTCGTCAAACGGCTGGCGCTGGTATCCATTAGCCTTGGCCTTATCGTGCGCCGTTGGTTTACGCTCACCGCCATCTTGACGAGGGAAAATCTCTAATCCGTTTGGATCAACAGAGATTTTGTGCTGCGTCTTTCCTTCATATTCATCAATTTCAAGCTCACCAATTACACCAACAGATGTGCCTTTGACAAGATATGGAGCAAGAGACACGGCGCGCTTTCCCCAAACGGAGCAGCGGAACCAGTTGGTTTTCTTGTTATCTCCATGTCCCTGAGATGCGCCTACAGGAAACGTCAAAACGTCGTCCCCATTCTTGGTTTTCTTCAACTCGGCATCGCGGCCAAGGTTGCATTTTTGAATAATAATCTTCGCCATCTTACATCCCCAATGCTGTTACATATGTGTCAAGCACAGCTTCCCACTCGGCTCGTTCGTGGCTCTCCATCGCACGCAGCTTGATAATCTGCCGCATAATCTTGGGATCGAACCCACGGCTCTTGGCTTCTGAATAGACGTTCTTAATGTCTTCCAGCACGCCACGCTTGTCGGCCTCTAAATTCTCAATGCGCTCAATCAACAGACGCAATTCATCTGCTGCTACTAAGTCACTCATTATAGCTTCCTTTCTACTCGGCTATTTGCTTCAGCGGCAATCCATTCTTGCATACGCATCTTGAGATAATCCATCTCGATACGAGCCTTGTTTGCTGCTGTTTTGGAGCGGACCATCGACTTGATGTAATCCGACCATTCCTTTGATGACTTCACCGTCCGCTCTGCGTGGCTATCCGGCATATCACCTAGTTTTGTCTTCTGCTGTGCGAGGTAGGTTGTCTTTCCTTCCTCTAGCATTCTGGCGGCGTTATCTAGCTCTGCCCATTCAAGCGCGGCTAAACGAAAGCGTTCAGAGATTGGAACGTCATTCGGTATCATGTCTAATTCCTAACTTCATTGCTAACTTTTCTGCTTCTGCCATCAAGTCTATTCCATGTTCCCTGTAGAAGCCCTGATGGCCCAATGCCTCTACACTTTCTCTAGGCCCCCACTGTATCTGGTGGTGTCGTGGGCATAGGGGAACAACTCTATCGTGCCGCCTTGATACTCGACCCATACGATCTGCGTATCCCGTGACATGATGCACTGTTGCCTGACTTCCGCACACTAGGCAAGGCATTTGCCCTACCCGCGCCATATGTTCACGATCCCGCTTTGTCGGCGCTTTCACGGCGCTTCCTAACTTCTTCCCAGTGAGCGCGAGAGCGTTCAAGCGCCTCTTCGTATAGCCGCGTGGCCTCACCCATAACGTCTTGCAGGAAGTCCAACTGGAATACGATATTTTGCTCCAAAAGGCGCTCCATATCCCTTGCCGATGGTGATGCACCATCTCCGTGCATAGGCCAGCTAAATGTGAGCTTTGCCATTACTGGGTTCTCCAGATACGGACGTATCCGTTCATCTGGCGGCTCGTGTAGCCAAAGTTATTGTTAAACGCCTTACGATAGCCACACGCTGCTGATGTAACCATGTTCTGACACTGGATAAGCGTCTCTGCGCCACAATCCTCTGGACGCACCGCAAAGCTGTCACCAACGTTCATCTTAGGGAACGGAAACTCTGGGCGGAATGTCCGCTTCTTTGTCAGGCTCTTGTCCCGTGCAATCGGAATAGCTTCTTCAATCTCAAACATCTTACTTCTCCCATTCTTTGTTTAAGGCTTCAATTTCCTTCTCGACCTCAGTCAGAAACTCAGTGACCTTGGCCTCCAAGTCTGCGATGTAGGCATCATCCCGCTCGACGCGAGTTACAAACAACTGGAGGTGGCTCGGCAGGCGCGGATCGAATGACACGAAGTCGCACCACTTGCGGTCCGTGCAGCGCATTTGCCACATCATCTGGTTGATATATTTGCTGGGAGCCTTCTTGGCCTTCAGCGTCTCAATGTGGGTGGTGGTATTGGGACACTTTATCTCGATAAGCCCATCATCCCCTACGAGGCCGTCAGGGCTTGCGTGAGTGTGCTTCAGCACTGGATGGTAGGCAATACCCATCTCATCCACGAATACGCCTGTATGGGCTTCGTAAGCCTTTCTGGCAGCATCCTCCATCTCAATTCCGCGCAACATAGGCTTGGAAACGAAAGATGGCTCTACAATACCTGTCAGCCGCTCTGCGATAATACGGTTCTTCAGGTTCTCCCGTGACGCGCCCCAGCCTGTCTTAGTGGTGGCAAGTGCTTCGTTAAGCTGGCTTGCCCCAAGGGAGCCACACCGGGCCTGTATCCACTCTTCTGTCCGTTGTTCCATCCTCTTAGCCCTTCTTCTTCTGCAATACGCCAATGACGTAGTTGTATTGCTCTTGGTTCATCTCGTTGAGGCCGTTGACCTTCAGCTTCTTGCAGATAGCGACAACATCCGACTGCGTTTCAGCAATCAGGTCTTGCACCTTCTCAAGCTGGTCGCGTGAGATTTTTCCGTTATCTTCCAATGGCTTAGAGGCATCAATTGCGTCATGTTCTACAATCTCAAGAGCGGCCATATACAGATAGCGGCGTTGGTATGTCTCGACTGCACCAAGGTTCTGGATTGGATGCGTCCCCTTGAGGTTGGCTTCTGCCATTGGGCTGGTGAACGTGATGCGCTCACCCGTCTCCACATCAACCAATTCCAATTGCGCCATCGTCTCGTCAAACGATACAACAGGGCAAAGGCCGTATGTTTCGAACACCTGAAGCGCAGGGATCAGGAAGTCACCAAGCTCGAAGTATGAGTAGCCTGCAAAGCTGTTCTTACCAGACTTCTTGAGAGGCTTGGCGTGGAATGCTGCACGAGCAGCGTTGAGTTTTGCGTAAACAGTCATCTTACTTTTTCCCTTTGATGCGCTTGAGGCGGTCCTGTAGCTCCTCGGCCACATCAGGATGATGGTCCGCAATATCTACAAGCATGAGGATGAGGTAGCCGAGCTTGAACGATGGCTCATTGCCATATGGTTCGTCAGTCTGGCTATTAAGTATCGCTAAGATAGTTTCGTGGTTGGACATTTCTAAACTCCCTTCGTGTCTAACGCAGCCACAATACACGTTTCAAAACATGATGCAATACTAAAAAAATGCGTTGACGTATTATTTTTCAAGACATAGGTGGGGCTAGTTAGAAGGAGTTACAAATGCACACACGAGTAAGGGAATTGTTGGGAATGGCTGCCTACTGGGGCATCACACGCCGTGACATCGCCAGCAGGGCTGGCATCGCTGAGACGACATTCACCAAGTGGAAGACACGTTACCCTAGACTTTCAACGCTGGAAAAAGCAGAACAGGCTCTGGAAGATTTAATTCGTGAACGGGGACTGCTCAGTGAAAAAGTGGAAAGCTAAGAAGGCTTACTGCAAGGAAGGCCACAAGCACGACAGCCTGGCGGAAGCGAAGCGTTGTGATGAGCTACACGAGATGCAGGCGGTTGGGTATATTGATGACCTAATCGTCTGGCCTCAGTTCTGGTTCGTTATCAATGGCCGACAAGTGAAGCATGATAATGGTCGCCGCGTAGGTTACAAAGCTGATTTTGGCTACGTCTTGAATGGGCAGGAGATTGTCGAAGATGTGAAGGGTGGCAAGGCGGTAGACAGCCGTGATTGGCCGATCCGCAAGGCAGTATTCCGTGCGCTTTTTCCAACTTACGAACTGCGAGAAATAAGGCCCCGGAGCGGAAGGGAGAAACGCTACAACGGGGCCACGCCACCTACGCAGCGTGATTAGATAATATAGAAAAAGGGAACTTTAGACAATGATTAGGATTAGGCATTGCCGCAAAACTGAGGCCCAAGAATACAAGCCAAAGTTTGAGTGGCCGATTATCAAAGAGCCAGAGCCGGTAGCGCCGCCCCCACCAGCAGCCCCAAAGCTAATCAGCGAGAAGGGCAATAAGCTGATTGAACAGGTGATGGCAGAATATGACGTTACCAGAGAGCAGCTATTTAGTAGCTCACGGGTAAAGCCCATCATCACGGCACGCAGGCATCTTATGTCCCTGATGCACGACAAGCTAAACTGGAACCCGCAGCGTATCGCTCACTTCATGGGCGTAGACCGCACGACTGTAAGCCATCACATTGGTTTGCGGAGAAGTTCGCTGGTGAAATATGGCTCTTTTAGAATGCCATAACGTATGATATGAAGGGCGGGCGAGGGTGGAGTTGTCTCTCCATTCCCCCGCCTTATGACACACGAGTTAGCTATAGGGGTATCGTATGACACGCAAAGTTCTTAGTATTAAAACGCCTGCAAAGCAAGCAACTACATCTAACGATGCAATCGTAAAATTATGCCTAAACTGCAGGTTTTTCTCTCAACATTTAGAGGAATATCCAGACAGCGGAGAATGTCGCCGCAGACCACCATTTTTTAATCAGGCCAAAGAATTTAGTGCATGGCCTATGGTTAATGAATATGATTGGTGTGGTGAATTTAAACGCATCTCAACACCGGATGCGTGAGATGCACTATTTTCAATTCAACATTGGCGATTACGCCAGCCACACACGCCATTTATCTCCTATGGAGGACTTGGCCTACCGTCGGCTGCTCGACCTTTACTATCTGAAGGATGGTGAAGTGTATGGAGATGAAGCTGAAGTTGCACGGCAAGTTGGCCTCCGAGATTATGTCCAAGAGGTAAAACAGGTGCTTCAGGACTTCTTTTGCCTAGATGAAGATGACCGCTGGTCGCACGCACGCTGCGATGCAGAAATAGCGCATTTCCGCCAAAAATCAGAGAAAGCGTCCAACGCTGGTAAAGCGTCTGCTCAACGCCGGTCCAACGTTCGTTCAACGGACGTTCAACCAACCAATAACCAACAACCAATAACCAATAACCAAGAACCAGATATTATACACTCTAACGAGTGTATGTCCGAAACCGTTGTTTCAGACGTTCATGGCAACGTCGTTAAGCCCAAAGATGTTTTTGAGGAATGGAACGACACCGCCAAGAAGATTGGCAGGCCGACAATTCGTGACCTGACACCAGAACGCAGGAAGTTAATCACCGACAGGATACGCCAGTATTCAGTTGAGGACTTCGTGACTGTTTTTAACAACATTGAACGAAGCCCGTTCTTGCGAGGTGATGCTGGCTGGAAGGGCTGCACCTTCGACTGGGTGTTCAAGAAGGGTAATTTCCAAAAGATACTGGAGGGCAACTACAATGACTAACGCAATTAAAAGCGGCAGAAAGGACTTTTCCGGGCCAACAGCAACTTATGGCTTGGATATGCTGCACGCCCACTGCCAGACGTTGAACAGCTACAAGTGGGTGCAAGCCTCTGGGAAGCGTTATGTCATCGCAAAGGATGATAATGGCCGTCATTACTTAGACCTACGGCTTGCGAAGGATGCCTAAGAACACTGGCCGCTGCCCACCATTCGAGTTGGTGGATATAATCTTCCGCAACGGAGAGATACGCAGAGGCGTTGACCCGCAGAGGTGGAGATGGAAGCCAATGGAGTTTGAACACGACTGGGAGATTGTCCGCTGGCAGCGCAGTTTTGTTAATGACGAAAAAAAATAACATAAATGTATTGACGAATGCGTTTTAGGCGTTAGGATGGCCTCATTAGAAACGAAGAGGACTTAGAAATGGAAAACGCAGATATTCAAAAAGGCATGATGCTGGAACGCCAGAGGATTATTGACCGGCTAGAATATGGCGTTCGTGAAATTCGGCACTCTCTTGTTGGAACTGGCCGTGACTGGGAATTGGTCGCAGAGTTTCTAGAGGAAGAAATTGCCGTAATCAAAAGCAACGAACATTGAGGGAGGTTAGAAATGAACATCACTTGGAAAGAAGCAATCGTCACCACGCTTTGCTCATTCGCTATCGGCTGGTGCGCTGTTGTCGCTCTCACGAAGGAGTTGGCGCTGTGAAGAGCTACCGCGACTATCTCGCCATCAAGGGATTAAAGCCCATCGTCATT